TCCTCGACGACTTCGAGGGCCTCGCCCAGAAGTACGTGGCGCTGGCCATATCCAAGGAGGACTGATGGACGAAATTAAGCTGAAGCCATGCTGGATGAAATCACGGCGGAGGTGGGCGAATGATTGACCGAGACCCGCTCAAATGCTGCCCATGCTGCGGCACCACCGAACATCTGGCACATGCCGCGTACAACCCCACGATTGGAGGCATATGGCAGTTCGTTTACTGCGCCGCGTGCGGGGCGCGCGGAGACGGCGACCCGATGGACGCCATGGGCGCGCGCAACCAGTGGAACCGGGGGCCTATCAAGATACGGGCGGAGGTGGCCTGATGGATACGATGGAGGGCATCCTCGCGGACTGCAACGAGGTGTTCCGCTACGACGAGACGAGGCCGCAGGACCGCGCCCACACGTACCTCAAGGAGCACAGGGTCTGCCGGGGATACGACGACACGGCCATGGAGCGCGCCGCGCAGGACATGATCGAGCGCGCCTACGCGGTCGGCCGGATGGAGAGCAGCAAGGCGGTGGCGAGGGAGACCGCGCGCATCATCGCCGAGGGAATAGCGAAGGAGCTGGGCATCACGCCCGGAGAGGAGTAGAGATGAGATTCGAGATCACCGAGGTCCACGTGGTGGACATCCCCGACAGCGAGGTCGAGGAGATGGAGAACCCGCTCGAGGAGATCAAGGACGACGCGCACTGGTTCATCGAGACCTACGGGCGCGAGGCATGGTGCGAGGAGGTGACCCGCCTTGGCCGCCAGCTGTGAGCCGGAGAGCGGCTACAACCTGCCGCCGGGATGCTTCGAGGGCGACCCCGACGCACCGTGGAACAGGGAGGAGCCGAGGACCTGCGGCGAATGCTCGCACCTGCTCGAGGGCTGCTGCGACTACGGAATCTGCGAGCGCGAGTTCGAGGAGGCGTTCGAGAGCGACCCGAACGTGGGCACGGACAGCCCGGGTGCCGAGTGGCACGCGGCGTGCTGGGCTCGCAACTGGGTCGTCGACCACTACAAGGACATGCAGGAGGACACGTGCGACAGCTTCTCGAGTTGCTAGCGCTGGCGGTCCTGCTGGCGGCATGGGCGTGGACGGTCCGCGCCCTCGCCGCAGGGCTCCTCCTGCTCGCATTCATGGCACTATAGGAGGGACACATGATCGACTGGAAGAGGGCGGGCGGATGCCTGCTCATCATCGCGGCCTGCCTCGCCATAGACGCGGCTGCGGTGGCCGTGATGTTCAAGATGCTGCTGGCGCTGTCGGCGGCGATGGGAGCGGGATAGATGGACAACGGTAAACAGTACGACCAGCACAGGGTCGAGCAGGGAATCACGGCTGCGCTGGAGGCGTTCAAGCTGCTGGGCCTCACGCCGCTGGAGATATTCCAGGCGGCCCGCAGCATCAGCCTGGGCGTGGCCGCCAAGGCCAAGGCCGAGAGCGGGAGGCGCGAGCTGTGAGCGTGTACTGCCCGCACTGCGGCCGCACGCACCCCGAGGGCCAGCGCTGCCCGTGCAGGCCGAGGCCCAAGCGCAGGCCGACGGAGGGCGACGCCACGAGGGCCGAGCGCGAGCCATGGCGCACCGAGTACTCGTCGAGTGCGTACCGCAAGGCGAGGCAGAGGGCCATCGGCAGGCAGCTGGGCAGGTGCGCCGACTGCGGCAGGGTGTGCGCGGAGTACCGCGACGGCCGCTGGTACACGGCGGGCATGGGCGGCGAGGTGGACCACGGCCGCGCGCTGTGCGAGGGCGGCGGCAGCGAGGTGGAGAACCTCACGCTGCGGTGCAAGAGCTGCCACAAGAAGCGCGATGATGCACGCAGGGCGGCGAACAGATAGCTTTTATGCAAAAGGGTGTGGCCTCGGACGGGGTTGCACCCCTTTTTTATGCACGACCCCCTACCCCCTCGGAAAATCGGGTTTCTTTCCCCCTACCCCGCGCGCCCCTACCCCGCGCGTTTCGCCACGAAATTGGAGGCCGGGGGGGTTCAGTGCAACGCCAAGGCGAGGTGAAATCGCAACGCTAAATCTCACGGTACGCCTATGCTCCCCATCACGACACGCCGGAAGGAGACGCGACAATGCGCGAAAACGAACTGAAAATCGAGGAAATCGAGATCGACTCGCTCGTTCCGTACGAGAACAACGCCAAGAAGCACACGAGGGAGCAGATAGACGCCGTCGAGGCTTCGATTAAGGAATTCGGCTTCAGAAACCCCGTTATCGTCTGGCGAAACGCGGACGGCCTGCCGGAGGTCGTGGCCGGGCACGCGCGAATCACCGCCGCGAAGAACCTCGGGATGAAGAAGGTCCCGTGCGTCGCGTGCGACGACCTAAGCGATGCCCAGAGGCGCGCGCTCACGCTCGCCGATAACCAGACGACCATGATGACCGGGTGGGACGAGGACCTCCTCGCCTACGAGCTGGACGTCCTCGCGGACGAATTCGACATGGGCGACTTCGGCTTCTCCGAGGAGCTTGAGCCGGACGGCCTAAGCGCCGTGGAGGAGGACGACCCCGAGCCGGAGGTCACCATCTGCAGGGCGAAGCGCGGCGACGTCTTCGTTTTGGGAAACCACCGCGTGATGTGCGGGGACTCGACATGCCCAGAAGACGTCGAGAAGCTATGCGGGGGGGGTCTCGCGGACATGATCTTGACCGACCCGCCGTATAACGTCGCGCTCGGTCAGCACATGAGGCCATCGGAGGCCAAGCAGCTCCGGCGCAGGACGGACGGCCTCGTTATCGACAACGACGAGTTCAAAGACGAGGCGCAATTCGAGGAGTTCCTGTACGCGGCGTTGAGCACGGCCGTACCCCATCTGAAGGAAGGCGGCGTGGTATACACGTGGCTCGCGGTGATGCACATGCCAGCGTTCGCCTCGGCCCTCGCGCGCGCCGGAATCATGTGCAAGCAGATGCTCGTATGGGTCAAGAACACCTTCTCGCTCGGCCGCCAGGACTACCAATGGCGTCACGAGGGCTGCCTCTACGGATGGAAACCAGGAGCCGCGCACTACTTCACGGACAGCCGCTCCGAATCGACGGTCTACGAGGACCTCGGCAAAGACCCGCACAAGATGAGCAAGGCAGAGCCCATCGAGATGGTCGAGGCGATGTCGGGCGATAGCGTGGCGACGGACGTTCTCCACTACGACAAGCCGTCGCGCAACGAGGACCACCCGACCATGAAGCCGGTAAAGCTGTTCGCATACCAGATGCGCAACTCGAGCCGCAAGGGCGAGACGGTACTCGACCTGTTCGGCGGCAGCGGCACCTCCGTTATAGCAGCGGAGCAGATGGGCCGCAGGTGCCTGTGCATGGAGCTAGACCCGCACTACTGCGACGTGATCATAACGAGATGGGAGAACATGACGGGCCGCGAGGCGGTCCTCGAGACGGGGGAAGTTTGATAAAGAGATGCGAGTCATGCGGGCGCGAGTTCCAGGCGAAGAGGAGCACCGCCCGCTTCTGCTGCTCGACGTGCCGCAGCCACGCATACAGGGGCTACGCCTACCACGGCGAGCTTCGTACACCGGCACCAAACGCCGCCATGAGCGACGACGAGGTGCTCGAGGTAATCCAGCGCGCGCACGTCGCCGCCTCGGACATGTCCCGCGCATCCCTCATGACCGCCGCCCCGCTGTGCCTGTCGCTCAAGAAGGCCGCAAAGAAGATGGAGGACGCGCTGCGGGGTGAGGGCCTGTGAAGGGGGCAAAGCCTAAGCACGGCGCCATCCGGCGCGGGATAACGGACGCATACGGGCTCGCGGCGAAGACCGACGCCGCCGGAGTCCTCATGCCCGAGGACATCGCCCTCGACCCCGTCCAGAGCGAGATATGGGCATGGCTGTGCCCGCCCGTGAACAACTTCAGCGAGCAGGACATCCCGACCCTGCGCCTTCTCACCTACTGGCACGCCGTGGCCGAGCAGGCGCAGCAGGCCATCCACAGCGAGGACGGCCGCATAAACATCTTCGACAAGATCGGCGTGAAGCCGTACAAGACACCGGATGGGAGGGAGGTCCCGCTCGTGCGCAAGAACCCCGCGCTCACAATTCTCAAGGAGGCGTCGAGTGAGATTCGCGCCCTGTCCGACATGCTCGGCCTGTCGCCGCTCGCGCGCTCGCGCATCGGCCTCATGGACGCCACGACGGTCAAGACCGCAGCGGACACGGCGTCCATGTTCCGCTCAATCGACGCGGCCTACGAGCTGCCTGCGGAGGTAGTGGATGTATCGGACGCCGACTAGCTACTCGCGCGAGGGCCTCGTCATGGCGCGCGACTACGAGCGCTGCTTCACGTCGATGTGCCGCCATGTCGCCAACGACTCCTACTACGCGCAGCCCTTCTATCTGGAGGAGTTCCAGCGCGAGAACATCTGGAAACCGCTGTTCGCCTCGGGCGAGATGACCGACAGGGGCTTCAAGCGCAAGTACCGCCGCGCCATCATCGGCCTGCCCTCCGGCTACGGCAAGTCGGAGATGTGCGCCGGAATCCTGCTCACCGTGGCCACGATGGAGCCTATCCACAACGGGCAGTACGGCATGGTGGCATCCACCAAGGACCAGATTCGCAACGTCTACGAGAAGATCTGCACGATGATCAAGCTCAACCCGACGTGGCGCGAGCAGTGGGACATCGGGAAGAACATCATCACGCACAAGGAGACCAACGCCAAGATCATGATTCTGCCGAACACGGCGGACGCGCTGGAGTCGTGGCACTTCAACTTCCTGATATTCGACGAGCTGCACACCTACCCGGACTCGAAGGTCTGGGACGCCGGGGTCAAAGGCCAGAAGGTCCTGTGGAACCCGCTCACCGTGGGAATCACCACGGCCGGAGACAAGCGCGAGGGCTTCCTCTGGGAGATGTACAGCGACAAGGCGCGCCGAGACCCCGGCATGTACCTGTACTGGCTCGGCCTCGACGATGACGACGACATCGAGAAGCGCTCCGACTGGGAGAAGATCATGGTGGCCTCGTGGGTCAACTGGGAGAGCATCGAGGACCAGAGGGGAATGGCCGCATCCGCCCGCCAGTTCGAGCGCTACACGGCCAACCGATTCCCGAAGGACAACGACGCCTACTCGGTCTTCAAGGCCCCGCAGCTCGACCGCTGCGAGCGCGGCACCAACAGGTTCGACTTCACAAAGCCGTGGACGCTCGGAATCGACGGCGCAACGGCGGGCGACTCGTTCGCCATCGTCGCGTACCAGAAGCGCAAAACAAAGAAGGGGAAGACCGTCTGCCTCACCAAGGAGTGGGTGTTCGACACGCCCGACGAGGAGACGGGCCACTACGACTTCGAGCAGATAACCCAGCTAATCGCCGGGCTGTGCTCGGAGCACTGGCCGCAGGTCGTCGGAATCGACCCCAACCGCCTCATCGTGATGAACTCGCGCCTGCGCGATGTGTACGGAATCGAGACGGTCTCGTTCCCCCAGAACAACGCCACGATGTGCCAGGCCACATCAATCGTCGTCAACGAGGTAAAGGCCGGGGAGCTGCGCCTGCGCGGCTGCCCCAAGCTCCGCGCGCATCTGGCCAACACCGTCGAGATGGAACGCGAACCCTACGGCATGCGCTTCGGCAAGGACTCCAAGAAGTCGAAAATCGACGCGGCCATCGCGCTGGCGATAGCGGCCCTCGCATACGACAAGCTGGTGAGCGGCACGGAGTCCTACGTGCCCGTCAGCTAATCTCACGCGGCCCATACGATGCCCCCGACAGAAAGGGGACGTATGGGACGTTTCTACGACATGTTCTACAAGAGGGAGCCGGTTCAGCCCGAGGGCGTCGTGCACGTCACGCTGCCGCCGGGCTTCGCCACGCCGAACGGATACGGCGCGCTCATGTCCATCGACTTCGCCGCCTGCGAGCAGACCAAGGCGCGCAGCATGGCCAGCCTGCCCTTCTCGGTGATGCAGGCCGGGCGCGACGGCCACAAGCGCCTGGATAACCACCCGCTGGCCAAGATTCTCAACGGCATGGCCAACGAGGAGATGACCGCCGCGAAGCTCATGGACTGGACCGTGCTGCGCCGGGACACCTTCGGCAACGCCTACTGGTACGTCGAGTGGTTCAAGGGAAAGCCGGTGGCGATCTGGCCCATCACGGCCAGCGTGATGCACGACTACGACAAGGACGCGCCCAGGGGAAGGCGCACGCGCTACTACGTCTCGCCCGGTGACGACCACGTGCCCGCCGGGTGGTACTTCCCCGACGAGGTCGTGAACATCTCCACGCACATGACCAAGGACGGCGTGAGGGGCATCTCCCTCGCGCGCCTCGCGGCCGAGGAGATCGGCCTGTCCATCGACCTCGAGCGCTTCTACCGCTCCATGCTCCACAACGGAAACCACCAGCTCGGCCACGTCGAGGTGCCCGAGGGCCGCATGGACGAGAAGGACCTGAAGGCCCTCCGCGAGGCCGTGGACGCCAAGAGCGGCGTCAAGGAGGCGGGACGCGCGCCCATCTTCGGCTACGGGGCCAAGTGGGTGACGGACCAGCAGACGATGAAGGACGCCTCCGTTATCGAGCAGCAGAAATGGGTGCTCCATCAGGTCTGCCGCGCCTGCAACGTTCCCCCGTGGAAGGTCTACGACAGCGAGGGGGCCACGTACAACGGCGGCCAGCAGATGCGAATCGACTACGTGACCGACACCATCACGCCGGACGTGCGCGACCTCGAGATGGCGCTGCAACCGGTTCTCGACGCCTGCTACCAGCGCAACACCAAGGCCAAGTTCAAGCTGAACGGCCTGATGCGCGGCGACGATGCGGCCCGAACCCAGTACTACCGCGAGCTCGGCTACTTCGGCGCGATCACCCGCGCGGACGTGCGCGACCTCGAGGACATGGAACCCGTCGAGGGCATCGACCAGCCGCTGTTCCCGCTCAACTACGGAACCGTCAACGACGACGGCACCGTGAACGTATTCAACGCAGACAAGCCGAACGGCACAGCCGACGGCACCCAGAAAGGGGCAACGAATGTTCCGAATCAAGAATGAGGCCGAGAAGGCCACCGTGTACCTCTACGGCACCATCGGCAGAGACTTCTGGTCCCCCGAGGAGTCCAACACGGCCAAGAACTTCGCCAAGGAGCTGGACGGCCTGAAGGGCAAGCCCGTCGACATCCGCATCGACTCCCTGGGCGGCGACGTCTACGAGGGCTTCGCCATCGCCTCGGCAATCCAGCGCTACAAGGGCGAGACCACGGCCCACATCGACGGCATCGCCGCATCGGCGGCCTCCTATATCGCAATGATGGCCGACAAGGTCGTCATGAGCAGCTTCGCCCAGCTGATGATCCACGACGCATGGACCTACGCGCAGGGCAACGCGCAGGAGCTGGCCGACGTCGTATCGCAGCTCGCCACGCTCGACTCCACCATCGCCGGAATCATCTCCGCGCGCTCCGACATGGAGCTGGCAGACGTCAAGAAGGCCATGGACGCGGAGACGTGGTACACGGCCGACGAGGCGCTCGAACTCGGCCTCGTCGACGAGAAGGTGGCCACCGAGAAGCGCGTGTCCGACGCGCTCGACCGCACGCTCATGGGCCGCTTCAAGCACGCGCCCGCCGACGCAATCGAAAAATCTCACGCCGTGGATACAGTCGCCCGGAGCGAGGAGGGCTTCGTTCTCCTCGGCAACCACGTCTACCGTAAGGAGTAAGCATGCCGCTCAATTCCAAGCAGCTCTGGCAGGAGCGCAGCCGCCTCGCCGAGGAGCAGCACAAGGCCGCCGATTCCGGCGACCAGAACAAGGCCCTCATCATCGAGGGCCAGATTCAGCAGCTCGACCTGACCCTCGAGCACGTCATCGAGGAGGAGGACGCCGCCCGCAACGCGCCCGCCCCCAAGGTCCCCACGCCCAAGGCGTCCTTCGCCGAGCGCATCCTCGGCCCGCGCGATGAGTTCCGAGGCCTCTACCGTGGCTTCAAGAACGAGGCCACCGTCGTCACCGTCGGCGCTCCAACCGAGATCGAGCTGACCCTCGACCCGAAGCCCGACAGCCTGTTCGGCAGCTTCGCCGACACGCTGCGCGAGACCCCCGCCACCGGCTCCGTCACCTACAAGCAGCGCTCCACGCAGACGGGCATGCCCGCCACCTGGGGCGGCGTGGTCGACGGCACCTCCGCAGCCAAGGCCAAGGTCCTGTACTCCTACAAGGACGCCGTGGCCAACAAGGAGACCCTCGCCGGATACGTCCCCGTCTCGGAGGACACGCTCAAAGACTACGACGAGCTCTTGAGCATCATCCAGCACGACCTCCTGCTCGACCTGAACAGCGTCACCGACGACCACATGTTCAGCGGCAACAACTCTACCGGCATCGTCGGCATCAAGAACACCACCGGCATCCTCGAGTTCGAGGAGCACGTCGGCGGCCTGTACTACGAGGCCATCCGCAAGATGCGCACCAAGGTCATGCTGACCGCCAAGCGCGTCCCGACCAACGTGCTCGTCTCCCCGATCATCAAGCAGGAAATCGACCTGTACAAGACCGAGACCGGCCTGTACCAGTCCATCACCGGCGACGTGCTCTGGGGCATGAAGGTCGTGGAAGACCCGAACTGCGACGGCCTGCTCGTGTACGACTCCTACGCAGCCGAGCGCCGCTCCATCCACGGTACCACGGTCGACGTCGACCGCATCAACGACCAGTTCATCCACAACGAGCTGTGCATCCGTGCCGAGCACACCAAGGCGCTGCAGGTCCGCTACCCCGACGCCTTCTGCTACGCCTCCAAGACGAACCTCGACACCGCCGCAGCGTAAGGGGGAGCCATGGAGACCTACACCTCACCCAAGCGCGTCGTGCGCGACGGCCACCTGGTCGCCTTCGAGGGCGAAGTCATGTCCACCGACGAGGCCGTGCGACGCGGCCTCGCCGTCGAGGCCGTGAAGGCCCCCGAGCCGCAGGCCGAGGACCTCACCGTCAAGGAGATCAAGGCCAAGCTCGACGCCGAGGGCATCGAGTACCCCAAGGCTGCCAAGAAGGAAGAGCTTCTGGCGCTCCTCGAGGCCGACCTCTACGACGACGAGGAGGAGTAGCGGTGCTCGTCCAGCCCTACAGCACGCTGCGCGTCGCCTACACGGACGAGCTGACACTTGAGACGGAGGCCGCGCCCGACCGCGCGGCCCTCCTTTTGGGCAGCGGAACGTCCCTCGAGTACAGGCTCGAGGACGGAAAGCTGAAGCTCCCGCGCATCGCGCCCCCAGATTCCGTGCGAATCAACTGGTATCGCGGCGACGACCTGCTGTTCACCACGTTCCTCGCGGTGGTCACGCGCCACTACTTCAGGCTCGAGCAGCTAAAGGGCATGGACGACACCGACGACTTCTCCGACGTGACCGAGGAGGAGTTCTGGGCCGCGCGGCAGGCGGCCACCGAGACGTTCGAGCGCAACGCGAGGCGCAGCTTCGTGCAGCAGATGGGCGTCACGGAGACCTTCGGCGACGGCTTCGTCTGGCTCGACCACAACGACGTGGCCGAGGTCCTCACCCCCGGCTGGTCGCTCGTGAGCGACTGCCAGGCGGTCGGCCCCGAGGGGCGCGCGACCATCCGCTACCGCTACGGCCTTACCGAGGTGCCGGAGCGCGTGAGCGAGGCCGTCCTGCGGCTCGCGGCCTACTACCTGCGGCCGTCGGCCACGCCCGAGAGGGCCACGGGCGAGGCCACCGACGCGGGCTTCATCCGCTACACGCTCGCCGGGCGCGACGGCGCGACGGGCCTGCCGGAGGTCGACGCGGCCATCGAGCAGTTCGGCCGGTGCAGGGCGGTGGTCATGTGATCGCCATGCCCTACGCCGAGGCCGCCACGGCCCTGTTCGAGCGCGCGTCGCTGGTGCTGTCCGAGAGCGCGTTGGCCATGTACGGCGACGGCGGCAAGGTGCCAGAGGTCCACGACCACATCCCGCCGAAGCGCCCGCCGTTCCTCGCGTGGTGCGACCCGCTGGCCGACATGGACAGCACGACGGGCGGGGCCACGAGCGCCGAGTACGCCAAGCAGTTCACGCTGCATGTCTACCTGTTCGCCACGCACGCCAAGTTCGACGTGGCGCGCGAGAGCGTGCAGCGCTGGGTCAACTCGCTTTGCTACGGCATCGCCGCCGACGCGACTCTCGACGGCGCGGTCGACTGCGCGATTCCGCGCATGAGCGACGCGGGCTACGACTCGACCCCCGACAAGAAGTACGTGGTGGCGGCACAGGTCGACGTGACCTGCAAGGTCTTCTCGGCCTGCCCCAGAGAGTTCAAGGAGCTGGTGCGCAATGCTTCGCGCGGCTAAGGGTTTCGAGGCCACCTACAACGGCCTCACGTATCGAGCGAAGAAGGGCGAGCAGGTCGAGGGCCTGCCCACGTCCCTCCTGACCATCCTGAAGCGGGACGGAATCGTGAAGGAGTCCCGCACGTCCAAGAAGGAGACGGCAGATGATTAATACATCCATCGGCCTCCTCGGCGTCGCCCGCCAGGAGTCCAAGACCAAGGCCGCGCCGACGCCGACGTTCCGACACGGCCTCACCGGTGGCGGCCTGATCAAGCCCGAGCGCACCGTCGAGCAGAAGAACGTGGCCTGCGGCCTGCGAGCCAACACCACCAACGGGGCCTACGTCTCCGAGGTCAACATGGCCGTCGACTTCGAGACGCTGGCCTACGCCGACTCGCTGGTGCTCTACATCCTCGCCGCCATGGGCAACATCGTCACCACCTCGGCCGAGAAGCCCGGCTACTACAAGCACGTGATCACCCTCGGCTCCGAGATTCCCTTCCTGACCTTCTGGGGCCAGGTGGGCAACACGTCGGCCGCCACGGTGCACAAGGCCACGGGCTGCAAGATCGACACGCTGTCGCTCTCCTTCGAGGGCAACGCGCCGCTCGACATCGGCATCACGGCCGCAGGCATCGACGCCGCCCTGTTCGGCGGCTGGTCCGGCGAGACGGAGCCCTCGTGCTTCGACGGCTACTTCATCCCGACCAACGGCGTGTTCAAGTTCTCCCCCAACGACCAGACCCCCATCGAGGTGCTGGTGACCAAGGGCGAGTTCGAGCTGTCCAACAGCCTCACCTCCTACCGAGGAGCGGGGCGCGTAATCGCATCCGAGGTCGCCGAGTCCAAGCTCAAGACCACGGTGAAGCAGACCATCATCCCCGAGGACTACACCGAGATTCGCAAGGTCCTCACGGGCAGCGAGAACGGCACGACCGTGACCAACAAGGTCGTCTACGGCTCCGCCGCGTGGGAGTTCACCCACTCGCAAGACCCCAACTGCACCATGAGCGTCGTCTTCAACAACGTCCCGTGGAACTGCGAGACGCCGGAGATCGACCCCGAGGGCAGCGCCGCCGAGGTCGAGTTCAGCGCCGACGACATCGGCGTGGCGGCCAAGGACGGCTCCCCCGTGACCATCACCATCGTCAACAAGGTTCAGACCTACGCAGCAGCCTAGGAGGCAAATAAATGCTCAAGTTCCACTTCACCCTCACCGACGGCAAGAACGACCCCATCGAGTTCGACGCTGGCCGCACCTCCAACTGGAAGTCCATCGACGCGATGGCATCCATCCCCGACTCGCCTCACAAGGCCGCCTACAACGACTTCGTCTGGTGCGTGATCGCCGCCGAGCAGGCGGGCAAGGCCGAGGAGGTCGGCATCGAGGGCATGGAGCTGGCCGAGGCCGCCGAGTACATCGCCGACACCTACGACGCCGTCGTAATCGACGACAACACCAAGCTCCTCGCCAAGGAGAAGGACGCCCCTTTAGCTTCTGCGCCCGCCAAGTAGCAAGCGCCGCGCGAATCACCGGGGCCTCCCCATACGACATGGCGCGCCTCCTGGACGAGTACCCGTTCGTCTTCGAGGAGTGGCTGGCCCTGTTCGACCGACGAGGCGAGGGCTTCGCGGCCAAGCGCGAGAGGACGAGGGGCGAGCGCGTGCAGCGCCTGTTCGACCGCATGGGGAGGAAGAAATGAGCAGCCTGAACATCAGGGTCGAGGGCCTCGCGGAGACGCTGAAGGGCCTCCGCGAAATCGACCGCGAGCTGCCGAAGGAAGTAAAGAGGGGGCTGCGCGAGGACGTGCGGCCCCTTTTTGCAGCCTATCAATCCTACGCGCGCGGCCTCGGCGGCTCCGGGCAGTACGCCGCCAACGCATCGATGCGGACCATATCGGCGGGCGTGAAGATCGCCAACAGCGACCCCGGAGCAGGCCCCATCGAGTTCGCAAACCCCGGCGCGTTCTACCTGAACGGCCCCAGGGCGGGCAGGCGCATGGGCGTGCCCCATGCCGGGAAACCGCGCGCGCTCATGCGCGCCGTCGACGAATACGAGGACGAGGTGCGCGACCGCGTGGAGTCGCGCATCGAGAAAGTAATCCAGAGGTACCTAAATGGGTAAGGCATCAATCTCCATCGCCGTCACAGGCTCCTACAACGGCTCCGCGCTGGAGAAGGCGGAGCGCCGCCTCGACAGCCTTTCCAAGAAGGCCGTGGCCGCGAGCGGCAACCTAGACACCGCCGGTGGCAAGCTGGTGAGCAGCGGCTCCAAGCTCGCCAAGGCGGGCGGCGAGATATACAACACCGGGGCCAGAATCGAGGCCGCCGGGCAGAAGCTGGTCCCCGTGACCGCAGCCATCGCGGGCGTGGCCGTTGCCACGGGCGCTGCGGCCGTCAAGATCGACACGTCCCTCACTGGCGTGCGCAAGACCGTGGACGGCACCGAGGAGCAATACCGCCAGCTCAAGGAATCGGCCATCGAGTTCTCCAAGACCAACGCGGTGAGCGCCGACCAGATTCTCGACATCCAGGCACTGGGCGCGCAGCTCGGCTTCTCCATCGACGAGCTGGACGAGTTCTCGCGCGTGGTATCCGGTCTGGACATCGCAACCGACATGAACGCCGAGCAGGCGGCCACCGAGCTGGCGCAGTTCGCCAACATCGTGAAGATGTCGCACAGCGACGTCAGCCGCTACGGCTCGGCCATCGTCAACCTCGGCAACAACCTCGCAACAACCGAATCGAGCGTCTCGTCCATGGGGCAGCGCATCGCGGCCGCATCCAACCAGGTCGGCATGAGCACGCCGGACATCCTCGGATGGTCCGGCGCCATGTCCTCCCTCGGCATCGAGGCCGAGGCCGGTGGCACGGCGTTCTCCAACACCGTCGCATCCATCGACAAGGCCGTGGCCACGGGCGGCGACGCGCTCGACTCGTTCGCGTCCATCGCAGGAATGAGCGCCGACCAGTTCGCCCAGAGCTGGAGGACGAGCGCCACCGACACCATGCTGGCCCTCCTCAAGGGCACCAACAGCGCCGAGAACATGACCGTGGCGCTGGAGTCCATGGGCGTGACCGGAATCAGGCAGACCGACGTGCTCAAGCGCCTCGCGGGCAACACGGACCTCGTGAGCCAGGCGCTTCAGGTATCCAACGACGGATGGCGCGAGAACACGGCGCTGCAGGACGAGGTCAACAATCGAAACGACTCCATGGCCGCCAAGCTGGAGATCCTGCAGAACAAGGTTACGGCGGTGGCCGAGGACATCGGCACGCCGCTTGTGAACGCAGCGACCGACGCCGTCGACGCGGCCGAGCCGCTGTTCGAGGCCGTCGAGAACGTGACGCAGGGCTTCGCCGACATGGACGAGGGCGCGCAGCGCAACGTCATAGCGCTCGCCGCCGTGGCCGCAGCCGCCTCGCCGTTCCTCACCACCACGGGCCGAATCGTCAAGACCGTGGGCAACGCCGTCACGGCCGTTGGCAAGGCAAAGCAGGAGTGGGGCGTCTACGCCGACGCGCTGACCACCACGAACGCCTCGGCGCTAAAGACCTACAGCAGCAACGAGAAGTTGAGCAAGGCCCTCGAGAAGAACCCGGCGGCCAAGGCGGCCGGAGGCGTCGAGAAGTACGTCGAGGCCGTGCGCAACGCCAACAGCGACACGTCCAAGTACAACACGGCCGTCCGCAAGCTGTCGAACGAGCAGAAGAAGGGCAGCAAGGCCAACGCCGAACTCGTCGAGAGCCTCAAGAAGGAAGTCGTCGAGAAGCGCAACGCAATGAACCAGTCGAACGGGCTGGTGAACGGTTACAGGCAGGAGGCCGCAGCGGCCAAGACGACCGAGGCCGCCACCAAGGCGCAGGCCGCAGGCCTCATGACGCTATCGAAGGCGGCCGACGTGGCCAAGCTGGCCCTCGCCGCCGTCGGCCCGGCGCTCGTGATCGCCGGAATCGGGGCGTTCGTCCAGAGCATCCAGGACGCCAAGAAGCACGCCGACAACCTGAAGGCGTCGACCACCGAGCTGGAGGCCGCCGCAGCGGGCGCAAAGAACGAGGTCAAGGAGGAGGCCGGGGCCTTCGACGTCCTCACGGGCTCCACGGGCAGCGCCAAGGCAGACATCGACAAGATGCTCGAGAGCCAGGCGCAGCTCGCCACCACGCTCAAGGAGACCAACACATCGGCCGCCGCGCAATCGGCACAGCTCACGGCCGCGTACGACACCATCAGGGAGTACGCGAACAAGAGCGACTTGAGCACCGAGGCGCAGGGCCGCCTGCGCGCTGCGGTCGATACGGTCAACTCGATGTGCGGCACGCAGATAAGCGTCGTCGACCAGGCGAACGGAAAGCTGGCCGACGAGCACGGCGCCATCGACGACGTCACGGGCTCGCTCGGCGAGTACGTCGAGAAGAAGCTCAACCAGATCAGGGTGGACGCGCAGCAGTCGAACCTGACGGCCCTCTACAAGCAGCAGGCGCAGGACCTCCAGACCCTCGCCGTGGCCCAGAAGGACTACAACGACGAGCTCAACCGCTGCATGAAGAACAACCCGCAGATGACGCGCGAGCAGGCCGAGCTGACCGTCAGCTACACGAAGCAGGGGAAGGCGCTCGACGAGGCCAAGGCCGCGCTCGGCGCGGTGAACAACTCCATCGACACCGTCACGGAGAGCCTCCGCGCATCCGTGGCCGTGGCAGACGGGGCCACGGCGAGCGTGAAGGACCTCGCTGCGGCGTCCCCGGCCGTCTCCTCCGCGTTCGTCGGCCTCGACGGCGACATCGGGCAGTTCTGCGACGACCTCCAAAACGCCGGAATCAGCGTCGAGGACTTCCAGAGCCTGAACGACGAGCAGCTGGTCAAGCTGGCCACGTTGTGGAACGGCACCACCGGGAGCATCATCAAGGCCCTCGGCGACATGGGCATCAAGTGCAAGACCGAGGGGCAGGCTGCGGCCGACAACTGGGCCAGCGGCCTAAGCTCGGGCGCGCAGGGAGCCATCGGCGCGGCCCAGCAGGTCACCGGCTCCACGCTCGAGGAGTTCAAGCGCAACTGCGACGACTACGGCATCGCCGGAGACGCCGCCGTGACGGCCTTCGCCAACGCGCTCGCCCAGGGCGACACCTACGACGTGGCGGCAGCAAAGGCCAGTGAGGCCGTTGGCGGCCTCGACGAGGCCAAGCAGGGCGGCTCCGACGCGGGAACCCTCGCGGGCGCGCTGTTCGCCAGCGGCATCACGACCGGAGGCGCACCGACGGAGGGCAACGCGGCAGCGCTGGCGGCAGCGCTGGCGAGCGGCATCTCCGCCGCCCCCGGCGACGCATCCGCGACGGGCAACTCCGCCGGAGCGGGCTTCGCGCAGGGCATCGCCGACAACACGCAGCAGACATCCAGCAACGCCGCAGGACTGCGCGCGGCCGTGTCCGGCGGCATCGCCCCGGCACCCGGCGACGCATCCAGCACGGGCAAGTCGGCGAGTGCGCTGTTCGCCAGCGGCATCGGCTCCGCGTCCCGCAGCGCGAACGCCAACGCGCGCTCGCTGGCCAGCAACGCCCAGTCCGGTGTCTCCTCCTCCCCCGGCGCACTCGGAGGCACGGGCAGCTCCGCCGGTTCGAACTACGCACGGGGCGTCGGATCGGCGGCGTGGGCATCGAGATCGAGTGGCTCGTCGCTTGCCAGCAGCGCCTCGTCCGGCGCGAGCGGGTGGAGCGCATATACCAGCGGCTCGCACCTCGGCCAGCAGTTCGCCAGCGGCATCGGCTCGGCGTGGAACTCCGTCCGCAGCTTCGCCACGTCGCTGGTCAATGCGGCCAAGAGCGTCATGGGCTTCTCCGTACCGGAGGAGGGACCGTGGTCCGGTGCCGAGAAGGGCGGCGAGACCTCGGGACGCCACCTCGGCGAGAACTTCGCCCACGGCATGCTCGAGGCCCGCGCCGACGTGAGGGACAGCGCCAAGCGCCTCATGGCCACGGCGCAGCTCGACGGGAACGCGGCCTACACGGGCCACGGCGGCACCAAGACCACCGTGGTCAACAACTACTACTCGCTGGGCGACGTCAAGATCGACGCCTCCTCGATAAGCGAGTTCATGACGCTAAACGACTTCTTCCAGACCGTCCGCAAGGCGAAGGCAGGGATGTAAATGGCATGGGGCAACGAGGTCTGGCCTACGGGCCAGACCGCCTGGAACACATATATTGAGTGGAAGATAAAGGAGTACGGCGAGAACTCCTGCTACGTGCAGGTCAAGTACAGCTCCTACGTGAAGTGCGGCGACATGCAGGGCACCATCCTCAACCGCTCGTGGGGCGGCCAGTACCGCATGTACGGCCCCGGATGGTACGGCGACAGCGGCTGGCTCGACGTCGGCTGGGTCAACTACGGAGACCCCGTCACGCGCGAGTGCTCGGCGTGGTACACGAGCTACTCCGGCACCTTCCGCAAGTCGACGTGCAGGGACACCTTCAGGCCCTCGGCCCCGGTCTGGACTCCCCAGACGCCGAGCAACGCCAAGGCTGTGCGCAAGTCCCAGACCCTGAACGTCATCACGTGGACGCGCAACACCACGGCCGCCCGACCGTACGACGGCATCTACGTCGACCGCCAGACCGACGGAGGCGAGTGGGAGAACATCGCCAAGCCGGGCGGCGACAAGACGGAGTACAGCGACGACACGGTGCGCCCGAACCACACGTACCGCTACCGAATCGGCGCATACAACACGGCCGGAAACGCCGGTGGCCACTCCTACACCGAGACGCTGCGCAACCCGCCCGAGAAGCCCGCAGCGCCGAGCGGTGCCAAGGTCGAGCGCCTAAGCGACGAGAAGAACCTCATAACGTGGGCCAACCACGCCACTGACGAGGCCCCCTACTCCGAGGTGCGCATCGAGCGCAGCACGGACGGGGGCGGCTCCGTCCAGATCGCCCACGTGAGCGGCTCGGCATCCTCCTACACAGACCCGACGTGCTCGGCCGACCACTACTACCGCTATCTGGTCCGCGCGTACAACGAGAGCGGCTACTCCGAGCGCGTCATGACCGACCGCACGTTCAACACGCCGTCATCGCCGTTCAGGCCGAGCGGCCAGCGCACGGGGGACATCTCCGTCGAGCTGACCATCCCGAACCTGTCGCGCACCGCGAGCGCCACCGAGATTCAGCGTTCGCGCGACCGCAAGGACTGGACCACCATCGCCACGGTGACCGGCAAGGCGCTCTCGTACGGCGACAACCCCGGCGGCGGCACGTTCTACTACCGCGCGCGCAACTTGCGAGGCAGCCTCGTCTCCGCGTGGTCCGAGCCGTCCGAGGCGGTCGTGACGATCTGCGCCCCGGCGGCACCGACGCTCCTCACGCCGACGAGCTGCGAGGTGCTGCTCGTCTCGCAGGGAAGGGTCACGTTCACGTGGCACCACAACCCCATCGACGGTTCCGCGCAGAGCGCCGCCGAGGTCCAGTACTCCACCGACGGAGCCTCATGGAAGACCGTCACGGCCACGACGGCCCAGAGCGCGAGCGTGCCGAACTTCCCGCTCAACTCCACCGTCTACTGGCGCGTGCGCACCAAGGGCGTTCACGCCGACTTCAGCCCATGGTCCGGCAACAGATCGTTCTACGTCCGGCAGCCCCCGCAGCTCGCCATCGACGCGCCCGGCCAGACCGTACGCAACGTGCCGGTCGGCGTGAGCGTGCAGTACGTCGACGCATCCGGCGCGCTCGCGGCCATGGCCGTGGCCATTACCGATATGGGCGGCAACGTGCTCTACGAGGAGGCGCTCGGCACCTCCACGGCCACGAGCGTCACCAAGGACGAGTGGATGCCGGAGGACGGCGGCGAGTACCGAATCGTGGCCACGGCCCGAAGCACGAGCGGCCTGCAGTCGACGGCCTCCATGCCCTTCCGCGTGGAGTTCGAGCTGCCGCGCCGCGCCTCCCTCCGCATCGAGGCCGACATCGAGCGCGGATGCGCCGAGCTGCAGTGCATCGTCGACAACAACGACGAGGGGCAGGACGTCGAGAGCCTTAGCATCTGGCGCATCACGCGCGACGGTGAGAGGCTGATCGCCTCCGACCTGTCCGACGGCTCCTCGGTGGTCGACCGCTACGCTCCGTTGAACACGGATTACAGCTACCGCGTGGCGTCATACGCGGCCTCGGGCGCATCGAGGGCGACGGAGCACCCGGGCAGCATCAAGACGCCCTACTGCTTCGTCTACTACGGCGACGGCCTCATGGCCCGCGCGCAATTCGACCCTACCGAGCAGCGCAACCTCGAGCGCGCCAACCGCACGCTCGTGCGCTACGCGGGCAGGTCCCACCCCGTCCTATACGACGCGGGCGGCATCAGCGACACCCGCCCCCTGACCGCGCACGTCATAGGCGAGGAGGAGGTGCGCGCCTTCGAGGACCTCATCCTCTACCCGCGCGCCATCTTCAAGAGCGTGGCCGGTGACGTGTTCCACGTCGCCGCCGACGTAAACGTGAACCGCGACCTGTGCATGCCGACGACGCACGCCGACATCAGCCTCTCGCTTACGAGGGTGGACGGTGAGGCCCTGTGATCTGGACAGGTTTCCGCCAGGAGTCGTACATCTACCGCCGCGTCACGTGGCCCGGCCTCGTGGAGGCGGAGGACTACGGCATATTCACGGGCGGCCGCCTCACGCACTCCGCGCTATCGCAGCTCCGCTCCCAGGGCACGCTCGACTTCTCCGGCAGCGCCATACCCGACGAGCACGACCTCGTGCGCGTGTACTACCAGATGGAGGACGAGCGCGGCGAGGCGGGGACGTTCGCCCTCGGGACGTACTTCTGCAGCATCGGCACGCCGAGATACAACGGGCCGCTGGTATCCGGCAGCGTCGACCTCGAATCGACGCTGCGCCTCGCGGTGAAGGGGAAGTACGGCCGCTACTACACGGTGAAGGCGGGGACCAACGCGGTCGCGCATGCCGACGGCATCTTCAAGCGCCTCGGCCTCCGGACGAACGAGCCGCGCTGCGACTACGTCCTGCCGAGGGACGTGGTTTACGAGCCGGACGACAGCTGGCTGAAGATAGCCAACGACCTCCTCGCCATGGCCGGGTTCGCATCGGCCTACCCGGATGCCTACGGCGTAATCCAGATGGTCCCGTACGTCGAGCCGCAGGCGCGCAAGCCGGTGCGCACGTTCAACGACGGCGAAGACTCCATCATGCTCCCCGAGGTATCCAGATCGGACAACGCGGACGACATCCCCAACGCCGTGTACCTGACCTACGAGACGGAGGAGGAGAGCCTCTGGGCCGTGTGCCGGAACACCGACCCCAACTCCCGCGCGTCCATCCCGTACAGGGGCTACGAGGTCCCGCTCGTCGACCAGGTGACGGAGCTCGCGGGCGCTACCAAGGAGGAGCGCCTAGATGCCCTCAAGGCCAAGGCCAAGACGAAACTCGTGGACAACTCCTCGTCCATCGAGTACGTCGAGTGGGGCCACCCGTGGGTGCCGCTGCTGCCCAACGACGCGGTCGGCATCGACTATCTCACCGCCGGGCTAAATTGGCGCGGTGCGATAACGGAGCAGGAGATAGAGGTCGGAGGCCACTGCGCGGTGACGGGCAAGGCCCGCCGCTTCATCCGCTCCGGCTTCGTCACCGAGACGGAGGGAGGGTCATGGTAAGCGGCCACGAGCTGTACGAGCTGCTGTTCGGCGGAGGCGGCGCAAAGGAGTCCCACACGTGGGGCACCGTCGCCGCAGTCAACCAAGACGGGACCGCCGACGTGCGGCTCAACCCATCCATATCGACCACCTGCACGTGCCTGGCCGAGGTGAAGGCCGGGGACCGCGTGCTGGTGCTCGTGTTCAAGCAAGGAGCAGTAGTGCTCGGGAAGGCGGTCTAGATGCTCATAGACCTCACGCTCGACATCGAGAAGGGCACCAACCGCTTCTCGACGCTCGACAACCCCATCACGCTTCGGCAGCAGGACGCCGAGGCGTACGTGTTCAACGTCAACCTGCGGCAGGGAGGCGCGGTGCTCGACCTCACGGGCATGACCGTGCGCTTCTACGCGCTGCGCCCGGACGGCGGGAAGGTCATCGACGGCGAGAATGTCGCGGTGCTCTCCGCGCCCGACGGAATCGTGCAGTACACCGTCCCCGCCAAGCTCACGCAGGCGCCAGGCGACATCCCGACCTCGTACATCCGCATCAGCTCGGGCGACTGGTCGGCATCGACGGGCAACATCGCCATCAGGGTCGTGCCATCGGTGGCCATCGAGGCCACGGGCGGCGACTACATCCCCGAGATCGACCACCTCATCAACGCGCTCGAGGCGCAGCGCGTCACCTACGGCAACGCCGAGGATATGCGCGCGTCCGAGTGGCAGGCAATCATGGACGAGGTCATCAACGCGCGCGGACGGGCTGACGCCGCGGCAGACCGCTGCGTGGCCGCGCTCGCGTCGCTCAAGGTCGGCTACGACGACCTGACGGACGACGCGAAGGAGAAGATCGCCGCGATGGCGAGCGCCGGAGTGGTCTTCGCCACGCACGCGGAAATCGACGAGGCGTTCGAGTCCATCATCGCCCCGGCAATCGGCACCGACACGGTCCTCGACGGCCTCACCCAGGAGGACTACGACTACGCCTTCGGCAAGGTTTTCGGCCAGTAAAGGAGAAAGAATGGCAGTACAGGTAAACAAGGTCATGACGTTCGGCGACACCGTCGACCTCATCACCAAGGTACACAAGGCCTCGGCGAACCCCGTGGCCGTCGCGCCGCACTACGACGGCACCAAGGGCGAGTACGACAACCTCGGCGAGTGGTTCAGCCTGCGCCGTGACGGCAAGGTGTACGGCGTCGACATCCCCGAGTACACCTACTCGAACGACCCCAAGGGCATCAAGACGCGCGACAACGTCGGCCTCGTGTGCCAGCCCGCCACCAACACCACGGCGGGCCGCGACGACTACTCCAAGCTCAACGCCTTCGAGTACCTCACCGTCAACGGCACGGTCGACGACAGCGGCAAGTTCCACTGCACGGCCATGAAGGGCGACGGCCGCTTCAGGGCCGACGGCTCCAACGGCGACGTCTGGGTCATGGCCTGCCCCGGCTACTACAGCATCACGCGCAGCAACGGATACAAGCGCCTGCTCTACTCCGACACCAAGTACGAGGGCATGAGGCCGCTGCCGGGCCAGAAGTACGCCGACGGCACCGAGCGACCGCTCCTCGTGTTCTCGCCATACCTCGCGTGGTGCGATTCCAACAACGTCCCGCACAGCTACTCCGGCAAGGTCCACACGTTCCAGTTCGGCTCGCACGACACCGGCATCAGCTACAGCAAGAAGAAGGGCGCGGGCTACACGGGCCGCACCGTGGCGGACAACTTCTACCTCCAGCTCATGCTCATGCTCAAGTACGCCACACAGGACCTCCAGAGCCTCGGCGGCTGCACCGACTACGCGAACCAGTACAAGGTCCTCGAGGCCGAGACCGGCGTGAACCGCGTGCTCCTGCCGAAGGTGGCGGCCGACTACTTCCTCGTCGGCTCCACGCTGAACTGCGGACCGAACAGCGACCGAGGCGCGACCGCAGGCCAGTCGACGTTCGCCTACCGCACCGTCACCAAGATCGAGACGATGAGCGACCGATGCGCGGTCTACGTCGACGGCGCACCGTTCACCACGGCCGTCGACGACTACGTATCCGCGATGCCGTGGAAGACCGGAACGTGCGACAACCTGCTCGGCACGGACGGCTACCCGCTCGCGGGCAAGCCCAAGCAGCGCCAGCCGTACCGCATCCAGGGCATCGAGGTGCTCTGCGGAGCGTACGAGCCGCTGTGCGACGTGATCGTGAATCAGGTCAAGACGTCGGCCGACGAGGGCCACTGCGAGCTCTACAAGTGCTTCGATTCGCGCAAGTACTCCTCGGCCCTCGACGCCAACCACGTCAAGCTCGACCTCGAGCTGCCCGCGCGCGACAGCAAGACCAACGGCCAGTGGATGTACAACGAGGACTGGCAGGAGTCCGCGAAGTGCCCCGGCCTCCTCGTGCCTACCGGTTCCAAGGGAACCTCCACGATGGGCACCTGCGACGCGATATATTCCGACCCGATCTCATCCCCCGGCCTGCGAGAGCTGCAGTGCTTCGGCTATCTCGGGCGTGGGTCTGTGTGCGGTGCCTTCTGCGGCTATTCGGCCTACGGGCACGGCGGCTACTGGTGGGGCTCTGGCGGTCGGCTATCTGGCCTGGGGGTCACCATGGCCTAGCCGTGGTGCGGGGGTGAAGCGCAAGCGAGGGGGCA